ACAACTATTACCATCGATGATTGATACATTTCCACCATTCAATGATGCTAAAAATAGACAAGGTAAAACTCTTTATCAAAATTTTACTGGTATGCCAAACTATTGGATAACAAATCTAGATCAAAACGAAACGCCATATTTTATCTCCAAGAGGTATAGAGTTACAAATACAAACATTGAACGAATACATATGAATAGAAAGATGCTTTTAGGGTTGTTAGAAAATACTCGAGTGTCTTGCCAAGTTTCTGGTAATCCAAATTTATCTGTAGGATATGTCGTAGAATTTAATATGCCAGCATACATGCCGAGTAATACAGAAAATTTAACTGATCCATATCATTCGGGTAAATATTTAATCACACATATTAGACACTCTATAACTCCTGATGACATGGAAACAGTCATGTTAATGAATAAAAATTCTATATTAACACCATATGACCTTGCAGAAAACGAAAACAAACAATATGCACTTGCGAGAGATTTTTAATGAACAATAATTTCTTAGGATTAGGAAATTTCGTTTGGTGGTTTGGAATCGTCGAAAACCGTCTAGATCCACTAGAACTTGGTCGTTGTCAGGTTCGTTGTTTTGGATGGCATAATGAAAGTAGCAAACAAATTTCAACTAATAGTTTACCATGGGCACATCCTGTTGTTCCTTATGGTGTAAAAAATGTTCAACCTCCAACCGAGGGGACAATGGTTTTTGGATTTTTTGCTGATGGATCAGAGGGACAGTATCCTATTCTTATGGGCACAGTACCAGGAATCCCTGAAGAACTCTTAGACAGAGAATTAGGATTTAGCGATCCATTAAGCATTGCAGATAAACGCAATGCTGCTATGCCACGCAAAATAGATACTGGTGCATCGCAGCTCGGTAAAGATACAAAAGGAATAAGGATTGCAGACGAGGATCCTTCAAGATATCCAAAGTATCTAAATGAACCAACAACATCAAGACTAGCTCGCCCAGTTCGCGGTGAGAAAGATGGTAAGTTTGATGGCGTTACAAACGAATCTATCGCCAATACAACCATAGATATACAACGAAAGATGCGTGTCACAGGCATTCCTACAGCCGCTGCTAGTCAGTGGGACGAAGCCTATCCAACTTATGCGGCTAAATTTCCATACAACAATGTTACGGAAACCGAGTCTGGGCATGCGTTTGAGTTAGACGACACCTTTGGCACCGAGCGTGTACAGCTTTCGCATAGAACAGGAAGCACTCTAGAATTTGCAAATACAGGTGCTACGAAAATAAAGTCTACTTCTAGTCGCCAAGATATTACTATGGGTGACCAAAGAACTTATGTAAATGGCGACAAGTATGAAACAATAGATGGAGATTACTATCTACAGATTGGAGGCAAACTTCGTATTCTTGCTAAATCAATTGAAATTGTTTCAGGATCTGGCACTGCTATTTCTGCACCACAGGGTATATCTATAGCAGGTGGGCAATCTGTATCAATAACTGGATTATCTGCTAGTATGTCTGGTGTATCAACTACCGTGAGTGGTGTAAAAGCTGAAGTTTCTGGATTGATGTCGGCAACTGTTAAAGGTGGTGTCGTTCATGTGTTAGGAAAGGGTGCCGTTGTTGTGAAGTCGCCGTATGGTCGTGTTGAACATGGAATTAGCGAAGAACAGGGAATAAAGAGCTTGAATACTTGCACACCTAATCCAATCACAGACCCTACATTTGCAGGGCAAGATCGACCAGCTGGAGCATTTGCGGCTTCCACTGGTTCAGGTGCACCTGCAACCAACTTTTAATGGAGCTGTAAATGGGATCAGGAATCGCAATTTTACAACGACAGCAAGAAATAAAGACTGAAATGTCTGGAGATAATTTTGCTGCGAATGGCGTGTATGGGTTTAGCGCAGATGTCGCTCCATATGTTCCATCGTCTGCACCGCTATCAAGCAGCGATACATTCTCACCGAAGGCGCAAGATGAGTTGATAAACCCATCGCCTAGCATTGTAAATATTGTCAAAGGTCAAGATAACTCAGTCTTTTTACCGAAAACGACTGGAACAGATGTTTCTGTGACTTTTGAAAATGGTCGACCAAATGTTTCTTTAAGTTTACCGAGCACTTCATATGAAGAAATCACCAATCTGTTCATACAGGCAATTTTAAAGGGTGAAAGACCACAGCTTCCACCTAATATTAGAACTAATTTTTCAATCACGCCTCCGCGAGACTCGAGTGGAGACAGAGGATCTGCAGTCAATGTTGCATCTCCATTAAGTAATGCTACACCAAATACTACTACAACGACCACTGAATCTACCAAGATCAAGATGGATTAAGGTTTAAAGGTTGAACTAAATATGTGCATAGAATCTAGTGCAATTTATATGATGCAGATGATTGACGCGAAAAGAGTGACTTTAGAGCCATTATCTAAAGAAGATAAGTTTTTTTTGATTTCAAACAATCTGCAAGAAAAAATCGACGCTCACGAGGCATATATTACTGCAATGATGCAATTAAAGGATATTGAGGATTCGTGTAGAAAACAGTACGGTGACGATATTATTAACAAATTAATTAGAGGTATGCCGCTTTCCCAGGTTTAGGTAAAATAATCAAGATAATCCTCTGTCTCATCGGGGGATTACCATTGTTGCAGACATTAGCCTTAATGTTTTCCTGCGTCCCTATCCCATTCGTTAAAAATGGTGGGTTGAACTTCGCACAAACTGGATTTGGTAAATTTCTCACCAGCATGAAAAATCTGTTCGACAAAGGAGCAGATATTGTTTCTAATTTCTTTAAGCAATATTTCCGCAACCCTCTAGTCGATGCGTTTACGGACTTTAAAGCAGCTGTGCTTGATCCATTGGACAAAGCATTGGCTTCGCCGTTCGAAGCAATTAATAACGAAATTGACACTTACACTACCAATGATTATCAGGGATTGAAAGATCTATTTGGCGGTCGTGTATACGGCGATACAAGCCTTCAAGCCAGTCTTGATGCATTAGAAGCATCACTCGGAAAAGCCCAAAATTTTGCCGATAACTATAAAATTGGTCCATTTACTCTTGGTAGATTAGCAACAATCGCAGAAAGTGCATCGCTACAAGGAAGTTTACAAAACTTCAGAGATCACACTGATGCACTTTCTGGTGTTAAGTCAACCATGGCGTACGATCTTATTACTCTATATGGTAATGTTGCAAGTATTGGTGCTACTGCTAATGTGGTTGCTACGAGCAATGTAGTAACACCAAACCTAAACTCAACATCATATCCTAGAGTCGATTATGGTGATACAATTATCATTGGTTCACAAACAAGACTTGTAGTCGAAAAGAAATTTACAGCTCATGCCACTGGAACAGTTTCTGTAGATGTTGCAACCAACAATGTAAAGGTTACAACAGCTAGTGTTGGAACTTTGAACCTTGCTAATTGTTTATTATCACCTACAAATACGCTAAACCTAAACACAAGTATGTTTATTACTGTGAATAATGATATTCGTAGAATTGAATCCATTAATGCTGCTGGCGACTTTTTACTTGTAGACCTTCCTTTTGATTACTCAGCGACTGCTGTTGCGTTATTCAAGGAAACTACATTTGTAGTAAACACCGCATTCACAACGAGTAATACAAATCAAACGGTTTTTGTAAAAACACCGTTCGTTTGCAATACTGAATGTTTGGATACAGTTATTACTGGTAACGGAACTTCTTGGAATTCGCAGCTCGCAGTTGGCGATAAGATTATCTACGACACCCAAGAGTTTATTATTGAATCACTAACAGATACAACTATTACTGTTGATGGTCAGTTTAGATTAACTAAAAACTTTGCTGTTTACAAAGTAAACAATGAAATTGAAATAATGACATTAGGTGAAGACACTGACCCTGATGAGATTATCAACGGATTTACCATGATTGAAACTATGACTGGCGACCCAAACTTTATGAAGGGTGTAAAGTCTAGAGTTCGCCTGGCGAATGGTAAATATCAATCGGTTGCAACAGAAAATCCTACTGATGCGGTTCAATCCTTGTTTAAGAAAGAATTGATAAGTGATGCAAAAGCTGAGCTGAAACGAATGAAATATGAACTAAATCAAGGAAAAACTGCAGCACTGAGTAATACAGCAATTAACACTCAATTGCAAGGCACAATAAATAGATTTTATGCAGTTAAAAATGAATTTGAGGCTGTAATAGCACGCGACAAACAAATCATCAAAAATGTTAAGAACTTCGTATCGGCACTGGGTAAGTTATTCTCATTGTCTTGCGGAAAGAAAAAGAAGAAAAAGGGTGACAATTCTTCGGACGACTATTTGGATGTCATTACGGTACCATATGCAGTTGAAGACGGGTGTGACGCCACAACTGGAGTGTTCATTACTATCCTAGACGACTTTGATTCTGAATTTAACGATGACGGATTTGTTGGACCAACAATTAACGCTAATACTAGCATAGCCACGACTAATCAGTTTGATGGTTCTGATGTTATTATTGGACCTCTACCAAATCAAACTCAGGGCACAGGCACCGGGGAAAGCAATGTTGGCATCGATGATCGCGATCCAAGCGTCAATGTTCCAGAAGATCCTTGCGCGAAACCGTGCTAAATATACCAGAGGTTCTAAATGTCATTAGATGTTCGCGTATACAAAGATCTAGATCTAAATTTTAGAGCTCATCCTGTTACAAAAGATGTAGTTAAGCGTACAGGTAATGCAGCTATTATCGGTGCATTGCGCAACTTAATCCTCACTAATCTCTATGAAAAGCCATTTCAACCTAATTTCGGCTCTAGAGTTCGTGGTTTGTTATTCGAAGATGTTTCTTTTATTACCGCTAACATCGTGCAAACTGAGATTAGTAACATAATTAGAAACTTTGAACCTCGAGTTGGCGTTGATGCTATTCGTGTTCAGGCTAATCCTGAGCAAAATCGATATGATATTACTATTAGATTCTACATAAATAATCTTGAAGCTCCTGTTACAATCAACTTCTTTCTAGAGAAGGTCCGTTAATGGCAAATACCGACCAAAAACTTGTAGTCTCCGAGTTAGACTTCACACAGATTAAGAATAATCTAAAGAACTTTTTGCGAGGTCAGCAAGAGTTTACTGATTTTGATTTTGAAGCAGCTGGAATCAATGTTTTACTAGATGTTCTTGCATATAACACGCATTATATGGCATTCTATAATAATATGATTGCCAATGAGATGTTTTTAGATACATCTTTGCTGCGAGATTCAGTTGTTTCTCATGCTAAGATGCTAGGCTATACACCAGTTTCTACTGTTGCACCCAGAGCCACAATAGATCTGCAAATAACCAGACCACAAAATGATACAACAACCTCGCTGACACTTCCAAAATTTACCCGTTTACAGTCTGCGCCACTTAATGGTGTTTCATATACTTTTGTTAATCTTGAAACAAAAACAGTAGATTATGATCCGACATGTAATCGTTTTTGTTTTGATGATTTGTACATCTATCAGGGTCAACCGCTAACATACACATTCGTTTACAATACTACAAATAATCCAACTCAATCCTTTGAACTTCCAGACGCTGGAATAGATACAAGCACATTAGAAGTGTTGACGCAAGAGTCGGGTTCAAGTTTTAAAACAGAGCGATACACATTAGCAACTGATGCTACGACTGTGAGTTCAAACTCATCAGTTTACTTCATCGATGAAACTAGAAACGGGAAATACAAGATCTACTTCGGTGACGGGGTTATCGGCAAAAGTCTAACCAACGGAAATATTGTTGTAGCAAATTATCTAAGAACAGATGGTGCCGCAGCAAATAAATCGAATGCATTTAGTCTTGTAGACGCGGTTGGTGGGTTTACCAGCTCAATTGTATATCCAATCAAATCAGCATCGGGTGGTGATGGACAAGAATCAGTAACTAAAATCCGATTTAGTGCACCGAAGGCTTATGTATCTAATAATCGTGGTGTTACAAAAGAAGACTTGATTGCTTTGATTAATAAAAACTACCCATACTTTGAAGCGGTTAATGTTTGGGGTGGTGAGGATAACATCCCAGCAGTTTACGGTAAAGTATTCATAGCAGCAAAACCAACACTCGGATTTGAAATTACAGAATCTGAAAAACTGGATGTAATCAACAATATCATCAAGCCGGTGTCAGTCGTTACTGTTATTCCAGAATTTGTAGATGTTGATTATAACTATCTACAAGTGTTTGCTGAAGTTTATTACGATGCAACTAAGACAACAACATCCGCTGATGGGATAAAGTCTATTGTTCAAACTGCTATTACCAACTTTAAAAACACTGAATTAGATAACTTTAACAGCAGATTTAAATTGTCTAGATTACTTCGTGCTATCGACGACGCAGAATCATCTATCTCTTATTCCGATGCAGTTACTGTTATTGAGAAAAGACTTATTCCACAGGTTGGTGCTGCTAGAAACTACACACTAGACTTTGGTACACCAATTTCTAGAGAAGATCCTTCATACAAAATTTACTCAACCCCAGCATTTAAACAATATGATGCTGACGGTGTTCTTCGTAAGTGTTTTTTTGAAGAAACACCAGGATCTTCTTCTGGTGTCGAATCGATTACAATTAATTCAGCTACAGGTTCTTATCTAACAGCACCAACAATTTCTATAAACGGCGATGGTGTTGGCGCTAATGCATATCCTGTAATAGTAAATGGTAAAATTACACAAATCGTTGTAGATAAACCAGGTGTTAATTATACAACTGCAACAACGCTATTGTATTATCAAGACGAGATTGATACAACTGCGTCTTTGTCTGTAAATATACAAGGTCGTTTTGGTGCGTTACGCAGTTACTTTTTTGATAATAACAATATCAAAACAACATTGAATGCTGAGGCTGGAACAATTGATTATCAACTAGGCAAGATTACCTTGCAAGAATTTGATCCAGTTTCAATTGAGGATCCACTAAAGATCTTTAGAATGGTTGCTAAACCATTAACAAATAACTTTGAGTCGGCTCGTAGTCGAATTATTACTATCGACGAAGAAGATACAAATGCTATCAACATAAGTGTTAAATCTCTCTCTTAATGTTTGCAAATAATTACATATCAACAATTGTAGAGAACCAGGTTCCTGAGTTTGTAAGAGCCGATCATCCAACATTCGTAACACTGCTTAAGAAATACTATGAATACATGGAGCAAACCGACAAGACATTAAAAGTCGGTAAAGATCTGTATGATTACATGGATGTTGATACGACTAGAGCAGACTTGGTCAAGTATTTTAAAACTAAGATTATTCCAGATTTTCCTGAAGAAACCGAACTATCTACTGAGAAACTGATAAAGGCATCAAGATTTTTCTACTCTAAGAAAGGCTCAGCTGAATCCTTCAAGTTTCTATTCAGAACATTATACGGTCAGGAAGTTGACATTTACTTCCCGAAAGAAGATATCCTTAAAGTATCTGACGGTAAATGGAAACAGCCACAAGCACTTCGTCTAGCATTTACTGACACCAGTTCTCTTGTTGCAGGTGGTAATGTTAATGTGTTTGCGGTTACTGCTAACACCATAAATGCTAACGGATTTAATATTCTGTCAAAGGGTATTACAGTCAATTCATACATTCGTATTGGTGATTCGCGTAGACAAGTTGTCACGATTAACACATCAGGCGATTTTCTTCGAGTTAATATTCCATTCGCTAACACATCAAACTCACAAACGTTTAATTCTGCTAAATTTTTTAAAGTAGAGTTGAGCGAATATACTAATTTTGATATTAAACTGCTCGAAAAAAAACTAGGCATCGGTGAGATTTCTAGAACAACTTGCGTTATTGAAAAAGCAATACTAACTGTTGATGGTGAAACTGGTCGCGAGTTCGTAGAGCTTTATGTTTCCAATGTAACCAGACTATTTGAGGCTGGGGAAAATCTAATCGTGAAGTATACTGACACCAATGGTGTTGAGCAGACATTCATGTCTAAGATTATTTCCTTGCTATCAAACATCAGTTTGATTAAAAATAGATTTGGCGTTGTTCAAACAGGTAGAAAATATAAGACCGGGGATCCAGTAGTATTGTTTGGTGGTCTTACAGATTCACCTGACGCTGTAAAAGGAATCGCCGTTGTTAACAATGTTTCTACGGGATCTATTGAATCGGTTGAAGTTATTCAACCAGGATACTTTTTTAGAACAGAACCGAATTCATTGGTTCGCATAATCTCGAGTTCAGGTATCGGTGCTAATGTTCTGATATCAGGTATCTACGATGACGGCGGTGCCAATAGTGCAAATATTCAGTTTAACACAGATGCTATTGTGTATAAAAAAGATATTTTTTTAAATGGATTAGAATATGATTTTGATAATATTACAGCGTTTGCAAATCAAACATCTGGTGCGGGAAACACAACAACAACAATTAATTTAAACACTGCATTTTATACTGCTAGCACAACTAATGATCATTATAAATCTTTTGTTGTGCAAATCCTTAACGGCACTGGTTCTACAGGTTCACCAAATTCAGCACAAATTACTGGATACAATGGAACAACTAAAATCGCAACACTATCTCTAGCTCTTGGCGCAGCTGTAGATGGCACTAGCAATGTTAAAATTTATGCAAATGCACAAACTGAAATAGGTAGAGCATTAACATTCGAAACAATTACACTCGGCACGGTTCGTGCGCTCGATCTAGAAGATGGTGGCTCGTTCTTCGAAGAACCGCCGACATTTGATGCCATATCATTACACGAATCTGACTATTCTTTAGACCAAGGATTTTTAACTATTCCTTCTGGTCAATTTTCGCAATATAATCCATCTGCTTCTCCGCCAACAATTCGATTAAATTCGTCAAACTCATCATATAGTTTGGCGAACGGATTCTACACTGGCTCTCGTCTTTTATTGGATGTGGGTGATACTGCTCACTATGCAGAAGTTGTAGATTACATTGTAAATAATCCAGGTTCTTCTTCTAACACTAAAACATTATTTCTAGATAGAACTTTTGAAAATAACATAAATCAGATAAACATCTTAAACTTTAAATTGTTTTTTGACTTTAGACCAACTGTTCGTGGTCCAGGCAAACTTGGTATTATCTTAGTGAGGAACGGTGGCAGCGGATATAATGTAACTAATAACATCATTGAATTTATTGGTACTGGTGTTGGTGCAAATGCATATCACACGGTAGACGCAAACGGTAGCATAACGAGCATCACGATAGATAATCGCGGCGAAGGTTATCCAGAAGTACCATCTATCTTGGTTAGAGATACAAATACTGGGAATGCTGCAACAGGTTCTGGTGCACTATTCGACATTTATCTATTAAGTGATGGTGAAGAGTTTACCGCCGAAACGTCGGATATCGGTCGTATTCAAGACTTTAAAATTATAAACCGTGGATTTGAGTACGCCAACACGCCATTGACTTCGCTTAAAGTTGTCGACATACTCACAGATTTC